CTTGGCTAAGTAACACCAGCATTACCCAGCCCCACTTCGGTGGGGCTTTTTTATTGGAACAACCTAAGGAGTAAGTGTGACTGACGGATACAAGCACATCGCAGAACGCCCCGTTGACCCAGTTGGCCAGCCATCAGTTACTAGCGGATCTACATTTATTAACAGCTCCAACACATACGATGTAGCTGTTGGTGGTATCCCATTCTTCCTTGGCATCAGCGAGAAGTACCCATACAAACGTGAGACTGCCCAGTACCGTAAGCAACAGATTGATATGCAAAAGGAACCAGGCGAGCAGACGCTCACCTCATGGTGGCTCCGCTCCCAGTCATCGTTCCACTACGGTGCTGGCATCCGCTTTGAAGAGCCGATCCAAGGCGAGACAGTTCCTTACCGCTTTAACAAGTCAGCTGGCGTAGATGTCTTTAACATCGGTAAGACAACCCTGCTTCCAGATGTCACCCTTACCCAAGCCGCAACCAACCGCCCATTCCTTGTTGGTGGATACGATGCGGTAAATGCAACCGATGTCTTGTTCCAAGCAGATGGTGGCACCCTTACCCGCATTACCCCTGCGGGCAACACAAGCGTTACATGGGGTGGCACTGGCAATATCCTTGATATTGCAACCGATGGCCAGTATTACTACGCCGCATCTACCACAGACATCTATCGTGGCACACTAGCAGGCGGTTCTGGTACATCTATCTTCACCTACCCATCAGCCGTTGGCACTGTCACAACCCGTGTCAAACTTGGTTGGGTTAAACAACGCCTGATCGCTGGCGTTAACAACTACATCTACGAAGTTAGCCCAATTACTTCTTACACAGTTACAGCTGCTGGCCTATCTACAAATATCGCCACGCTAACCACATCAACTGCCCACAACTTCTCAGTTGGTAGCCAGATCACAGTAGCCAGCATCTCAGCGGCATACAACGGCACCTGGTCAGTAACAGCAGTTACTCCTACAAGCGTATCGTTCTATCACAACAATGCTGACGTGGCATTTGCCACAGGGTTAACAGGTACCGCAGTCCTTGCCAGCAATAACAACCTGCCAATTTACGCCCACCCAAACTCTAACTGGGTATGGACTGGTATCTGTGAAGGCCCTAACGCCATCTACATTGGCGGTTATGCGGGTAGTAGCAGTAGCGTCTACCGCTTGTCCCTAGACACAACAGGTCAAGTCCCACTCTTGACCAAAGCCCTTACCGCAGCTGACATGCCAAACGGTGAATTGATCTACTCCCTTGGCGCATACGTTGGCAAATACATGGTCTTTGGAACCAACAAGGGCATCCGTGTAGGACAAATTGATACATCAGGATTCGTCTCATCAGGTTACATTACCTACGGCCCACTCACTGTTGTCACCAACGGCTATGACCCAGCCAGCGGTACAAACCTTGCAGGCGGTCCTTGCTACAGCATCGCTTTTAACGATCGCTACGCCTACTGCACGGTCAGCAACTACATTGACTCAGATGGCGTTGGCACTATGAAGTCTGGCTTAGTTAAGATTGATCTTAGCCGTGACCTTAGCGTCAATCAGATGGCATATGCCACCCACCTACAGGTGCCATCAACCAATGATGCAGTGGCCGTAGCGGTCTATGGCCGTAGCAATAAGTTGGCTATTGGCGTAACTGGCCTTGGTACTTATGTTCAGGCAAACACTTTAGTTGCATCTGGTTATATCCAGACTGGTTTAATCCGTTTCCTTACCCTTGAGGACAAGCACTTCAAGTTGGTTAAGCTCCTTGCTCAAAACCCAGTGGTGTCTAACATCAAGGTGTCTACCGTTCTTGATGATGGCACGGTGACAGATATGATCACCATTGATCCCAACTTTAACCTCAGCCTTGATATTGCAACCAACTTGCAGACAGAGCGCTCTTCCCTTGCGCTCAAGTTTACAATTTATCCAAATTCAGATTCAACAAAAGCCACTACATTTAATGGCTATCAACTAAAGGCACTCCCAGCGGTACACCGTACTCGCATGATTACCTTGCCATTGCTTAACTTTGACTTTGAGGGCGATCGTTACAACATGACCACTGGTTATGAGGGTCGTGCCGCTGAGCGTTTGTTGGCTATTGAAACCCTTGAAGGCCCAGGAAACGTTATTACTTTGCAGGACTTTACCAACAATGAAACTGTCCAAGGTGTCATTGAAAGCATTACCTTTGAACGCATGACCCCACCAGATCGCCGATTCAAAGGCTTTGGTGGAATCATTTATCTACAGTTCCGAACACTATAGGGAGAACCGCAATGTCTGCCGATACCGCCACCATTGTCTATTCATACTTCTTCGTAGGTGCAGCCCTACTTGCTGGTATGAGCATGATCGCAAAGCACACTATCTCAAAGCATACGGAAGAACTGAAAGAGAAATTAACTCGTATTGAGTATGCGCTCTACAACGATGGTCAGACTGGACTCATCAACAAGGTTGATGCTCTTATTGAGAACCAGCAGCTCATCAAGATTGACGTTGAGGTAATGAAAGCAAAGGCAGATTTATGACCCAGAAAGATGACTTCGTAGCCAAAGCACGCACTCAGGTAGGTATCAAGGAATTCCCAGCAAATTCTAATAAAACTATTTATGGTCAATTTACAGGCCATGATGGCCAGCCATGGTGCGGTTCTTTCGTCATGTGGAGCGCGGCGCAGATCAACTTCAAAGGTATGCCTAATTGCGTCTATACGCCCGCTGGAGCCACTGCTTTCCAAGGAACGGGTCAATGGTCCAACCATGAGACTGCAAAGCCTCAGGCGGGCGATATTGTGTTCTTTAACTTTGACGGCAAAGGCATTGAGCATGTGGGCATTGTGGTCAAAGACAATGGTGACGGCACCATCACAACCGTAGAAGGCAACACCACCCCTGATGGGGCAACTGGATCTGAAGCCAATGGCGGAGAAGTCTGCCTCAAGACACGCGCTTACCAAGCAGCAAACAAGCGCAAAATGGTAGTATTTGTTGTCGGCTTTGGACGACCAAAGTGGACTTCTTAAGGAGAAAACACATGGCATCAAATCGTTACTTTGTGAACGTGCCACCAAAGGTCTGGACTGTTCTAGGTTTCTGGTTCCACGTTGCAGCAGGTGGTGTACTTACTGAGTACATCGTTCATCACACAACATCGCTTAAGGCATTGGGCGGTGCAGCACTTGCTGCTCTAGCACCAGTTCTTTATCGTTACTTTAATCCTGGTGATACATTCCCAGCAGCAGCTCCTGCACTTGTTGCAGCAGATGCAGCAGTCAAGGGAACAACCCCACCAACTGCGTAACAAACGCTTTAACTTAACCCTCATCGCTTTGGCGGTGGGGGTTATTTTTTTATGCCGTTTTACTGTTAGAGGCTATCAGCCTTGCCGCCTCAACCAGAGCCTTCAGGCTCCCCTGTTTTTACCGCACTCGCTTCGCTCGTATTATAAACACATTCCAACCCCATTAGCAAATAGAAGTTCGCGCCACGCCGAAAATGCTAACCAGTTGACATGTCATTCATAGGCGGTGCTACGGTTCACCCATGAAAGAAACACAAATACAACATAGATCATTCAGTGCATTTACATCATGGTTACGCTGTGGCAAAGCATTTCAGCTAGAGCGCAACTTGCAAGCACCATCAGAGCCAGCATGGTATTTCGTTGGCGGTAGTGCGTTTCACTCAGCAGCTGAGAAGTTCCTACTTGCTGAACATCAGAAAAAGTTAGACAAAGCAAAGTACGCGGATGTACCGTTCTAATGGAGCATGAACTTGGAAGCATTAAAGCAACGTCAGGTGCAGAAGCAGACTATCGTTCGCTCGGTCCAATACGAGTTTGTCCCTGCGGATCAGAATGGTGGAATGTCCAGTGTAAGTTTGACATTGACTTTGAAATTGGAATGTATGGGACAACTGCCCGCTGCGTTCTCTGCGACAGCCTTGCAACAGTTGTTACACCGATAGATAGGGAGCAGTAATGGGACGCAAACACGCAAAGATTATTAGCCGTGATGCCTTCATGCAATCCTTTGTGGAAGCTGAAGTTATTATGCGCAAGAACTTAGGTGCTAGGATTGAGAACCTGATTGAGCAAGAAACCAATCCTGACATCATTACTGGCTTAAAGCAAGCCCAGGAATTAGTAGCAGGAAAGGTTGAAACTAATGACGTGGGATAGCATTTGGGATGAATCATTCCTAGAAGCAATTGCAGATCAAGAGGCTAAGTCAGGTAGCAATCCAACAGACTGGCGTGTAGCTGGTCGTGCCACCAAAGAGAACCCAGACAAAGAGAACAAAGTCTGGTGGGATAACAATGGCAAGCGGATGTTCTTTGACTTCATCAACGCTTGGCAGGAGTCGCAGTTTGAGTTGTGGGTAACGCCCGAAGGTGTACCAGCAGCAGAACTTGGCTGGCTCTTAAACTTTGGCGATGTGCCTATCAAGGCATTTGCTGATGCCATTGTGGTTGAGCCATCAGGTGAACTTGCAGTCATTGACTTCAAGACTGGTAGTTTCATGCCAGGATCATCTATGCAGTTGGGTATCTATGCCTGCTGTATGGAGATGCAGTTTGGTATCCGTCCAACCAAAGGTTACTATTACGATGCCCGTAAGGCTGAGTTCAAAGAGGCTACTGGCCTAGATCGCTGGACAGTTCCAGTAATGACCGAACTCTTTGCCCAGTTTGTACGGGGAATTGATGCTAACATTTACCTTCCAAACATTGGGATGGCCTGCTCTACTTGCGGCGTAAAGGACTACTGTTACGCAGTCGGCGGACAACTTTCACAAATATACGATCCACTAGCAGAAATAAAATAAGGAGAAACAAATGGCAACAGAAGGTACAAAGTTCCAAGTCAACTTTAAGTTGGCAGATGGAACATTAGTCAACATCTACGCTGAAACATCAGCTGAACTAGAAGGTAGCCTTGCTACCATCCAAGATACCGCTTCACTTATTGCAGCAGTATCAGGTTCACTTGGTAACGCAGGTGCAATCAACCACCTTGCAGCATCACTTGGTGCTACACCAGTAGCCCCAGCGGCACCTGCATACTCAGCACCTGCTGCTCCAGCACAGCTTCCAGAGGGACACTGTAAGCACGGTGCATTGGTATGGCGTGAGTCAAAGCCAGGAGCGCCAAAGGCATGGAAGGGCTGGTTCTGCCCATCCGCTAAGGGAACACCTGACCAGTGCGAGCCTAAGTTCGTTAGATAATTTAGATGCTGTCACTTACCCAAGCGGCAGCGAAAAGCACTAACGATCATCAGTTACTGCCAGACCTTTTCCCTTCGCTACAAAGCGAGGGGATTAGGTTTCGCAGAGGACAGTTGACCATGATTGCTGGCGCACCTAACGCTGGTAAATCACTCATAGCCCTTTGGATGGCGGTGAAGATGGAAGTGCCTACGCTTTACATATCCGCAGATACCGATTCTTACACCACAGCAATCCGTGCAGCAGCAATGATTACTGGCCATCAAGTCGCCACAGTAGAAGAAGCATTTACAACTGGTGCTGGTAAAGAGTTCTATGAAAATGAACTAGCCAGCATTACGCATTTACAGTTTGACTTCGCCCCTAGCCCAACACTTGATGAGATTGATCTTGCTATCCGTGCCTACGGTGAAGCATATGGTGAATATCCCCACATGATTATTGTGGACAATGCAATGAACGTTGTCTCTATGCACAACGATGAATGGTCTGGCCTACGTGAGATTGCCAAGGCTATGCACCACATTGCTCGTGAGACAGATGCAGGCGTGATACTCCTTCATCACACCAGTGAATCAGAAGGCCATCCAGAAATGCCCCCAGGCCGTAGGGCTATTCAAGGCAAGATTGCACAGCTGCCTGAGATGATTCTGACTGTGGCGCTAGTGCCACACTCAGGAGAGTTTCGTGTTGCAGTTGTCAAGAATCGCTTTGGAAAACATAGCGCCACAGGTGACAAGTTCGTTACACTGTGGGCAGATGCAAGTCGTATGTCTATCTATGGTGATAGATCATCAGCTTTCGTTGCAAAGACTTGGAGTGGGATTCGTTGAGTACATACGGAAAGCGTAAAGGTTCAGCCTTTGAGACGGGCATACTCAAATGGCTTCGTGGCAAGGGTGTAGCGGCTGAGCGGCTTAGGTTGGCTGGCAAGGACGATGAAGGCGACATTGTTTGCATGGTCGCTGGTCAGCCCTACATCTTTGAATTAAAGGCTACGGTAAAGATGGATCTGCCACAGTTCTGGCGTGAGGCTTGCGTTGAGGCAGCCAACTACGCTAAGGCTCGTGGCTTAGATGCAGTACCGCCAGCCTATGTCATCGTCAAGCGTCGCATGGCGGGGCTAGATCAAAGCTGGGTAGTCCAAGATCTTAACCAATGGTTGAAGCAAAGTGGTATCCAAGCCTGATATTGCTCTGGTGCTAGAACACTACGGGCTGAACGTCATAGACAAGCACGGTTGGGTGCCTTGCAAATGCGTCATCCATGATGATGCCCAAGCAAGTGCCGCCTACAACCTAGACAATCAGGCATACAACTGCCTTGTCTGTCAGGTACTCGGAGATGTATACACATTAGTGCAAGCAAAGGAAGGACTAAGTTTCGCAGATGCTAAACGCAAAGCAGAGAGCATTACTCACGGAAGCAGCCGAAAGATACTCCAGCAATCTAACACCACAGGCAGCCTCTTACCTCGCGGGACGGGGGCTAACCAAAGAGGTGGCAAATACATTCCTTCTTGGAAGCGTCGTTGATCCAGCAGCTGGCCATGAACACGCTACAGGCATGCTTTCCATTCCTTATATTACTCCCGCTGGCGTGGTGGGTATCAAGTTTAGGAGACTAGATGATGGGACACCTAAGTACATATGGCCGACGGGTCAAAAGATCGGGCTGTTTAATGTTAATGATCTGCATAAGCATAGTGACACTATTGCCATTTGCGAGGGCGAGATTGACACCATTATATTATCGGGCATGGTTCAAATACCAGCTGTTGGGGTTGCTGGTGTCAGCCAATGGAAGCCGTGGTTCCCGAAACTCTTTGAGTCATACAACCGTATTCTCATCTTTGCTGATAACGATGTTAAGGAAGATGGAAGAAACCCAGGACAAGAACTGGCGAAACGGATTAAAGAGGACTTAGACCGAGCCGTCATCGTTGGCCTACCAGCCAACCGCGATGTCAACGACACCTTCTTAGACAGCGGATCTGACTGGTTTGCTGATAGACTAGCCGCATGAATAAGCCAAAGTTTGCCCGCATTGCTGGGCAGAAGTATAAGGTCAGGTATGACCTTGAAGATCCAGAGGCTTATGGCATGACAGACTCTGCCACAAATACAATTCACATACGCGAGAACTTGCCTGAAGATAAGATGGTTCGTGTATTCATGCACGAGCTTACCCATGCAGTGATCTTTGAAACACCAATGTCTACACGCAAGCGTTTTGATATTGAAGAAGTGTGCGACATCGTTGGCTATCACATCTTTGCTGCGCTCAAAGACAACCCAGAGATTGTGGAATATATCTTGAGGGAGATAGTAGACGAAGCCGAAGATGCCTGAGTTTATTGGTGGTCCAAAGGATGGCGCACGGGTACCAGATGTATTGTGGATATTAGATGTTATTGAGATGGAGCATCGCCTCAGCGATGGACGAGTTATTCTGTACACATATGTGTTAGATGAAGATACAAAGAATTGGGTATTCAATGGACAAATACAAGGGGAGACAAATGAATGAGCGAGGATATGGAATTAGCAATCAAGTTGATTCAATCAATTGGGCTGAAAGTTATATCACTAGACAAGACAAGCAACCAGTTACTCGTTCAGATACCGACTTCGCGTCCGCTGTCTGGGAAATAATGGATGAGATCGGCAATCTCCTTATCACGAAGCAGGCTGACTATGGCCCTGGCAATATTAACAATGCCTTTGGCGGTCCTATTAACGGCCTTATGGTGCGTATTGGCGATAAGTTTGAGCGTCTTAAGAATCTTTATCGTCATGGCTCGGCACCTAAACACGAGCCTGTTGAGGATTCATTTAAGGACATGGCTAATTATGCTGTCATTGCACTCATGGTTCAGCGAGGTAAGTGGCCGAAGTAATGGATCTTAACAAAGCTATGGACAAGATTGAGGCGGCTAAAACAAGCGTCCCATTGGAGTCTAAAGACTTTGATTGGATGGAAGGCTTTAACGCTGGGCTTGATTGGGCTTTGCGTATCCTAAGCGGAGATAAGAGCGCATCCTAATGGCTAAGAAAATACCTTACGAAAGCAAGCGCAGGCATAACTATAAGACTCGCTATGGCATCAGTGTTGAAGAGTATGAGGCTATCTTTGCTAAACAAAATGGTGTCTGTGCTATCTGTGAAAAGCCCGAAAACCTGACAAAAGATGGTAAACTACACGCATTGGCTGTAGACCACAACCATGAAACGTTACAGGTGAGAGGCTTGCTCTGCATGAATTGCAACACTAGGCTTGGCTACTTTGAGGGCAAGAACATCCTCGTCAAGCTGATGGCCTATCTGATGAGGCAGGCATAATGGTTGAGCCAATCCGTCAGGTATCAGGTGATGGTTCTCGTGAAGAGAAGGTAGCTGCCTACCTATCTGAGACATACTCGTGGGATCTCTACGGTACACCAAAGTACTATTTCATAGACTTCCTTGTCAACAAGAATCATGGCAATGGCTATGCCAACTACATCGGCGGGCTTGAAGTGAAGTGGATGAAGCGTCCTGTTGACTCAGAAGTTAAGTTTCCGTACCAGAAGTTGCAACAGATCTGGCTTACCGAGCCTACCAATGATCGTCCAGATGCTTTCAACCGTATCTGTATCCGCTATACCGATGCGCTCTTGCTCATCCCAGCCCACACCTTGCGCTGCTTAGACCCTATCTTTGGCCTTACTCGTGCCGATACAAACGAGCATGACTTCAACGTGCATTTCAATGCCGTCCACGATTTCCCAGATTACATTCTGCCTGTGGTGATCAATGAGTGAACTGCCAGAGGAAGTAGTTGACATCGCGGCTCAAGTAGCCCGCATTGTCCATCGTAAATACCATCCCTACTTTGATGTGGCTGATGTCCGTCAGGAACTACTGCTCTGGTGTGTGCGTCGCCAGGATAAGATCACACAGTGGCTTAGCCCCGATCAAAAGCCAGAGGATCTGAAGTCTGGCATCAAGCATTTAGGTAAGACGTTAACCCGCCAAGCGGACAAGTATTGCCGTCGTGCTAAGGCTCAGAAGTTGGGCTATGAGATCCGTGATGAACAGTATTACTCAGTGGCTACCCTTGAGGATATGCTCCCGCTGATCTGGTCTGATGTGCTAGAGACACGAGCAGCAAACGCTGATGAGATTGTCTCAGGTGGTGGCAACCCTGCCGAGGGTGGCAACTACATCATCCAGCTCTTTGATGTGCGCCGAGCCGTGCATAAGTTAGATCCAACAGACCAACTGGTATTGCAGATGAAGTATTATGACAACCAGAACTACACCGAGATGGCTGAGTTACTCAACTGTTCAGATACTACAGCTCATCGCCGTGTTACTGGTGCGTTGCGTCGCTTGCACTTCTCACTAGGTGGGGACAACCCATTTGGGAAGGGCGAGGAATGAGTAAATACATCCATGATGCTGATTGCTACACAGAGATACGCCGTGTGGATGGCCACTCATATATGGAGTTGATCTGGAATTGTGTAGATAAGTGTCCGATAGGGGGCGAACGTGCAGTATGACTATCGTTGTGTAGTATGTGGTGGCGAGCAGACCGTGGAGCGTAGCATCCACGCTGAGGCAGACAACCCTGTATGCTGCCAGCAAACAATGGGGCGTATGTATACTGTGCCAGGGATAACTTTTAATGCGTCAGGTTTCTATTCAACAGATAATGCGAGGCGGTAAGATGATTACTATTACATTTGTCAATGAATCCAAGGTACTCTCAACGCCTGATGCTGTTGCTATTCAGTCAGCGTTGGGTGCTTTTGTTAGCCAAGTCTGCACTGCGTGGGGCTTAGGCGACAATGGCGTACAACTTGGCACCACACGCTCAGTCAACGGCTGGAATGTATGTGTGGTAGATAAGTTTCCAAATCCTGCCGTGCGTGCGTATGGCTACCATGAAGTATTGAACGGTCAGCCAATTGCTTATATCTTGGCTGGTTCATTTGCCACTGCACCACTAGGTAAGTTCCGCAAGGGCTTGTCGTTTAAGGGTAAGGTCATCTCAAAGGATCGCTACCAAGAAGGTACAGCTGCCGTTGTTTTCCATGAAGTGGTAGAGATGTTGGTAGATCCAAACATTAACAATGTATCTAAGCCAGATTCTAAGGGTCGCACGTGGCTTCTAGAGCCTGCCGATCATGTCCGTGGTGGCTTGTATAAGATCACTGCTCGTGATGGACGCGATGTGATTGCACCAGACTGGACACTGCCAGCCTTCTACGACCTTAACGCAAAGGCTCCGTACTCGTATCTAAATGCAATTACTGCTCCGTTTACCCTTACTCCTACAGGGTATGGCTACTACAAAGATGCCAACGGATTACATCAGCTTTAGGTATAGGGGAAGTACCTAAAAACTAATGGCCACCTTTTAACGGGTGGCCATTTTGTTTGCTGCTCAACCTGGATAGGATCAGGGAGCGGCGCTTGATCGGCGGAAAGGACTAGAAACTACCGATCAACCTTGTGTAATTATACTCGGGTGGACAAGTTCCGCAACTCGTGCGTATGAGTGTTTGTCGTATGCGCCAATGCGCTTGGCATAATCTTTTAATAGTTTATCTTTGGTCGGGTAAGGTCCAACTGCTTGGATGATGTTCAGTGATGGATGCACGGCAAAGACTACATACTGCTGGCGCTTTGATACCAACTCTTCCATCAGTTCCCAGACTGCCTTAGCCAGCCACTCTGCCGATGGTGCTTCCTCATCTAGCAGAGCGACGAGCTTCTTTAATTCAGTTGGCTTTATCGTCATTGTTTTCCGTCTTCATAAATAATACCCAGTGCGTTCCCATTCTTTTTCCAGATGGATGACCCAGAACTGGCTTGTGCTGGGGGGGGGTTAATTTCAAGATTTCTTTCAGTGGAATAGAAACTTCGTTCCACTTAAAGATTAAAGTGCCATTATTTTTTAACACTCGGAAACATTCTGCGAATCCCTGGCTTAAATCCTGCTGCCAAGTATTGTCATCAAGAACTCCATACTTCTTACGCATCCAGGACTTCTCACTAAGTCTAAGCATATGTGGTGGATCAAATACAACACACTGGAATGATTCATCTGGGTAGGGAATCTTTCTAAAGTCCATCACTTCATCTGGTTCAATGTGGATTGTCTGGCCGTTGGTAAGAAGATGAGTTTCTTTTTCTCTAATATCGCCAAACAATACTCGCTCATCTTTTTTATCAAAATAAAATGAACGCATGGACGATGCTGGATCTAATATAAGTTTCATTTTAACTGCCCCTTTACCCACTCTTTGCGTAGTTCTGCCATTTTATCAACACACGCCTTGACGTTCTCACGCGTTGAGAGATAGCCATACACCTCTGTGTTGTCCAAGTATTGCGCGATACCTAAGCGGCGTAATTCACGGCTAAAGATGACATACTCGTAATCATCAGTGCCATCTTGGTAGGTAACCCGCTTGAGGACATCCTTGCGGATGAGATAGGAGCAGTGAACCACATCACACTTTATCAGTCCCTGCACCTGACGGTTGAGGATACGGTAGTACGCCTCATTGTCCATGAAGTAGCCGTTAGGCGTGGCCTTGTTGTGGTAGTTAGCATATGCAGGTTGCTCTGGGTCTGCGCTCATCAGTAGTGGTGCTACCACTGGCAGGTTGTAGCTGACCAAGTTCTTGAGCGTGTGTGGCATGGTGAAGTTATCTACATCTACAGTGTAGTAGAAGTCCACATCCCAGAAGATTGCTTCTTCAATACCCTGCTCGCGTAACTCTCCTAGCACCTTGAATCGCTCTGGTGTCCACTCATGTACGCCATACTTCTGCACCTGGGCTTGGACATCTCTGTCCTCAATGATAATGTCGCGCCAATCGTAATAGCAGAAGTCTTCGTCATCACGAGCAAGCTGAGTGCGCTGGTCATCTATCCACTGGTGCAGAATCTTTGCCGTGTCGTCGTTGTTGTTATTGGTGCGGAAGTAGAGAATGATCCGATCCTTTGGGTACTTGATCTTCTCTAAGTTCTGCTCTAGCCACGCTGGTAGCATGGCGGCTTTGTCCTTTGCCAGTATATGTATTAAGACTGTTGGTTCCATGTCCTATCCTCTTTTCGCTATGTTTCTGATCTGCTCCTGTGATACGCCATATCGCCTGGCTAGTTCAATCACGTTTACAGCTCTGCCCTTTTCTACTTTATACTCCCGCTGAATCTGCTTAATGATCTTTGGGTCTACGATATTAACTGCCATTCCTACCACCATCCGTGCTTTAGTTCATGCTTTAGTGCGTATATTGCGTTGTTCTGGTACCTGCTCTTGAGATAGAGCAACGCCCAGTTTATCTGGGTGTAGGGATTAGTCAAGTAATCTTTCCCTGATACTGCCATCTTGTCTGCGGGCAAGGCTTGGGCTATGCCATACGCCCTGCCCTGGGTAGTTCGTGAGCCTCTAGCTCGCCAGTTCCAGTGTGATTCCATCGTGAACAGTAGGTCTAGTGCCTCAAATTGGATGTCGTCCTGATGGTATTTAGCCTTTGTATATGCCTTTAACTGATCAACTGTAGGTGCTGGGGAAGTCCTGTGATGGTGCTTAAACGGCTGTAAAGGGGCTTGTGGGGCTATGACCAATCCTGCGAGGATGATTCCCGCGGTTCCCACAACCACGCCTGTCTGTCTGCGTAACTTACTAATGATTTTGGCCTTTCTCGTTTGGCAATTCGCGGGGTTGCGATGCCTTTACTGCTTGCCATATCTCTTATTCGCTTCTGCCAGTTCTGTGTGTTGGATTTATCAGGTAAGCCCATAGCAGCCTGTCGCTCCATAGGTAGTGTCCCGCCGTAGATACCATACTGTACCGTCTCAAGTGCCTCAAAGGAATACTCTAAGCAGGCTTGTTTGAGGGGACATATCTCACACACTTCAATGGCTTCAACGGCTAGTAAGATAGCCAGCCTGAGATGTCCGTGGGCTTGTGGGTCGCCCCGACCAGCTGGCTCTGGGAACCACTGATCGGGGTTGCGTGCTGGGTCAGCGCATAGTGGCTGATCGTCTGGGTTGAGGTTGCGGTTCAAAAACGCTCCCCGATCCATCGTGCTACGTTCACAGTTACTGCATTTCCCATCTGCTTATATCGGTGGCTATCTGCCTGTCCGTCGGTCCAATCATCGGGAAAGCCTTGTAGGCGTTCTGCTTCTACTGGCATTAACCTGCGAACTTGGTTGTATTGCAAAGCACCAGTTGAGTGTCTACCAGCTGCTCGTAGAGTGTGGTGGATTTCATTCACTGCGCCATCGTTCCATTCATCAAAACCCAAAACAATATTATCTTCTGGCCTTTTGTATGAAGTGGCAGTAAGGGTTGTTACTCCTTCTGAGTATCCGCCGAAACTTGTTTGACCAAAACTTCTTCCAGTACTTCTGGAAGTTTTTTGTTTCTGTTTTTTGCTCTGCGAATTATCCCTTGGCAAGCTAACTTGCTCAACAAGTATCGGGTTGGTGCTTCTGTCTCTAGTACTTCCGACAATGAAGACTCTACGGCGTCGCTGGGGTACTCCGAAGAATTGCGAATCCAGAATTCGCCATTCAATGTGGCGATACCCTGCGTCGGCCAAAGCAGTGAGGACGACTCCGAAATCGCGTCCGTTGTTGCTTGATAGAAGTCCTGGCACGTTTTCCAAGACGATTGTTTGTGCTTTAACTTCTTGTGCAAATCGTATTGCGTCCCAGAATAATCCACTTCGTTGCCCAGCAATTCCAGCACGCTTGCCAGCGACTGAGACATCTTGGCACGGGAATCCTCCGCAAACAATGTCAACTTTTCCAATTAAACCTATCTCCTTTGCCCATTGTGTAGCTGTAGTTACATCATCATGCAGTGGCACATCTGGCCAATGCTTTTTCAGCACAGATTGTGCGTGTTTATCTATCTCTACTTGCCCTACACAGGTGTGGCCAGCCTGCTCAAAACCGAGATCAAAGCCACCCACACCTGCAAAGAGTGAAACAAATGTAGCCATTATTCTCCGATGTCTTCTGCCACTAATTGGCTGATGTGTTGCTCATGATTTTGCATATCTATCATCGCTTGATCGTAGCCTGCTTGCCATGCCACTCTGATCGCTTCGTGTAGCGCGTCAGTGGCAGGTTGTCCGATAGTTTCAGTCAGTGTCTTAGCCATTGTTCTCTCCTTTCTATGCTGCGTCGGTTGGGTTGTTATTGCCTAGCCCTATGCGTAGGCGTGTTGCTTCACTCATGGCTCTCACCATGTCAATGCCAGCTTTGATCGCTTCATCGTTGCGACCTTCACTGGCAAACTTGATGGCGTTATTTTCCAGTAACTTTGCCTTCGCCTCAAAGTAAGCGATTCGTCCTTGATTCTTTTGCATTTTGCTCCCCTATCGGTTGGTTGGTCGGTATTAGTAAGAAGTTCAGGGACTCGTTCCCTGTTTGGTGAATAATTGCCTACGCCGTGGCATAAGTCAAGCGTCCGCGTGTCGGGCGCTCCCCTATCGCCTAGGTCGTCGGTAGTAGTGATTACTTCGCGATCTCGTTCCCTGCTAGTAGCCGCCAGCGCATTGCGTGCGCGTGTGTTTATTCCTAGCGCGTTTAGCGTCGCGTAGGTTAGGCGTGTAGACATGCCATAGGCACGATCCGCTCCCGCAATGGGTTAGCCATTCCTGGCCTATTGGATCGTACCTATAGCAGCTCCCGCGGGCTATCGCTTAACCCGCTTACCGTAGCGGCGATCGTGTAAAGCGCGGTAATCCTTGACCCATTCCTTAACGCAAGCGGGGCACGTGCCTAATCCGCTTAGCTCGTTAGTGGGAATAGGTATCTGACAGCTGGCGCAGCGACTCATAAGAATAATTCCCCCGTAGGGTTAGAGCTTGACCATGCAATATCCTCTACAATATCCTCCGCTGGGAGAATCTCGTGCGCATACCATCGCCAGCGCGTGACATGGTAGCCCTGGCCAGATTCCGGATCGCGGAATCGTGAGTAACCTTCCCACTGTAGGATCTGCAATTCCTTACCATCTAGGAAAGTGATCGGCTCATTAAACTTAACTAGCATACCCTTTTCTAATTTAATGGCCATGGGTTAGATCCATTCCTGGCGCAATACGTAGCCCGCATCGCTGCTAGGCATAGTAGCGGCGAATAGTACGCAAGATAGCGTGTAGACAGTGTGAAAGCCCATATCCATTCCACAGCCCGAGACGCGTAACACACGAGAGCCGTTCTTTTCAACTAGTGGCCAGTCTAGAGCTTGTGCAGCGTAATAGGTAATATTCTGAATCCTGTTGCCGTCTACAACATACAGCGACATCGTGCGACTCATACCGCTAGAGGAAACGCTCTTCACCGAGGTGTAGACGGTTTGGCCTTCTTTAACGTAATGAGTAAGAAGACGCTCTCTAGCATCCTCGCGTTCTGCTTGCTTAATTTTTGCCCTGCTAAGTGCTGCTGTGGTCATTTCATAGTCCTTTCATAGTCGGATGAGATTAGGCTCATCAGCGAGCGCAACACGCTCGGACGGGGTTACCCCCGTTTCGCCTTAGTTCTTCGCGTTGCAATCGGGGCAGATTAGGATTCTGTCCTGACCGTTAAGGTGAGCCTTGATAAAGCCGCCTCTACAGCTGCAAGCGGGGTTGTGTTGGGTTGCCATGTTAGTTTCCTTTCCATGCTAGAAGTGTGCAGGTGTAGCCATCAGCTGTGTAGTGGCACTTTCCGTAAACAGGGTGGTGAGTGGCGCGGTAGCCAATCGCTACGATTGCCAGCAAGATTAGAGCGGTGGCGGTGATCTTCTTCATAGTCCTATCCTTTCAAGCTCGGTTGTGAGTAAGTCTCTCAGATTCTCAATGAGAAGTAAAGCATTTAGGAGATCGCGCTCGGTCATTTCCCGCCCCATGTTCTAGTCAATTGTGCGAGCCCTTCAACAGTAAGAGGCGCGTTAGCCTCGGGGGTCTGCTCGTAGCAGGAGAGGCATAGATCGTTAGGGAATATGGCGTAAGGGTGAGTGTCTGCCTTGCATGAGGTACAGGTAAGCATTTCCATTTTATGCCACCGCCTCTCGTGATTCCTTGCGCCATGCGAGATTACACTCAACGCATAGCTGTAGGTATACAGAGATATAGCAATTATCTGCCATCGTGTTGAAATCGTTGTGGCACTTGTCGCACATGAGATTCATTTTCTAGTCCTTTTTTAGATTGTTTAATTGAAATTGCCAGCTATTGCCAGCAGGGAATTGAACCGAGGCGTAAGCCTTTGGCTCTTTCATATTTACATATTGAGCCATCTGTAGGTAATAGATCGTTACGACCATCCCCTTAAATCGCCCATTTTTCACACGGCAAACGTCGCCAATGTGAAAGCCTTGCAGCTCGGTTAGTTGTGTGTTCATGCGCCAATTATCGGGGCAGGATTGGGTAAATGTCTAGCCATATTGGGCTTATGACTGGTCAAAGATTCTTAGCATTTACGAGATCGTTCGGACTCATCAGCTGCCGGTGATCGTTGCCGGTGTCTCACTATCTGAGACGGCTCATGGTTAAGGGTTGAGATACGGCGCTCTCGTATCGTGAGACGGGTTGCTGGGTGCTGTAGCTATAGTCCCCCCACCAACACTCTTCAACCCACTCACAACACGCCCGAACGCGTTGTTAGTTATCCACAACGCCGTGCAATGGGGGATAAATGCCCCCGAATCCAGCGGGAATCGTCCCCGTAATTCCACGGCTGGCGGGAAAAGTACGGGTCGCTGATCGGTCGGTCGTAGCCATTTACACGGTATTTAACCCACGGGGTTTTAACTATAGTGTTGTACTTATAGTACTATCCACCAAAATATTTTTTCTAAATATAGGGCAGCTCCAAGGTAAAACCGCAGGTCAGAGGCACATTACCCATCAGTAACATACAGTGTGGTAAAGATCACACACCTTAGGGCGGGATAAACGTCAAAGTCAACGCCTTAGTATATATAGGGGATTAAATAATCCCCCCCGTTCCGCTCGCTTCATGGCGAGCTCCACGAGCCATGCCAGATGGTAAATGCAGGGCCTTTTAGGCCCCTATGTATTTGTTACCCAGTTGGGGCTTACAGCCCCCCATAACTACCCATTAGCAATCCCCTAAGGGATGCTTTGCAGTGGCATAGGTCTATTCTGACCCATAAGCATTTTTGACCCATTAGGAATCTAGGAGTTCGCGCCATTAGGCGCTTGCTTTGCAAGTCGCCGTCAGGGCAGAAAGGAACTTTCTACCCTATGGCAAAGCCAAAGAGCAATTCCTATAAGCTGGCCGAAGGTGCCAGCCTTTCAGCCACCGACGCCAAAAAGCGCCTTCTGGCTCTGATTGAAGAAGGCGTGACTGTTGAAGACGCCTGCCGCGCAGTCGGCAAGTCCGTCAAGTCTTATGAGTATTACCGCTCTTCCGATCCTCAATTCAAAGAAGCTATTGATCTTGCCCGCGTCATTAAAAAGCGTGCTGGCGTTGTAGCCGAGGAAGACGCCACTATATCTTTTGAGGACTTCCGAAAGAAGTACCTGAATAGCGTGACGTTCGACCACCAGAGGAACGTCACGTCCCTGCTA